AACCTGTGTTTCCAGTTCCAGCAGTACTTCCTCCACCGCCACCTGAACCACCATTGCCACCATTATAATCATTGCCACCACCTCTACCACCAGCAGATGAAGAGTAAGTACTTCCACCTGATATTGTTAAACTTGAAGGATTACCCGAATCACCTAGGAAAGTAGCAACCGCAGCGCCAGCGCCAACTGTAACGGTAATTGTAGGAGTAGTTGTATCGCCGATAGTAAGAAGTCTGTAACCACCAGCACCGCCACCAGCACCAAGGTTAGCGCCACCACTACCACCGCCACCAACTATGAGCGCTCTTAAATCAAACAAAACATTTCCTGGACCAAAGGTTCTTAAACCACCAAAACCACCAGCAGAGCCACCTGCTCGAGAAGCAATAATTGGCATAATTGATTCTCCTTAAGCGAATTTGGTTTGTGTTTCTAGAACGGTAAATGTAGCAGATGCTGTTTTAATAATTGTAAATGAGTAAGCATCAATAGCAGATGCGTTACCAGAACTAATTGCCGCTGGAACTTTAGGAGTTACTGCGCTTCCGTCAATGTTAATTACATTGGGATAGTAAGCAGTTGCACCATTGGTATTAAGCCACACAAGGGTAATCGCATCTCCTACTGCTAGAGCAGTATTCAAAGACACGCTACTTGAATATCTAAAGTTTAGAGTGTGGTTGGCTGTTGCGTTTGAGGTGTAGTACCAAATTGAAGCAGTATCTACATCAAAGTTAATAGTTCCAGTTGCCGCAGAAGCAACAACATTTATATCTTCTTCGATACCCTTAAGTATAATATTAGTAAAAGTTCCTCCAGTTACTGTTGGAGAAGTTATGGTCTTGTTAGTAAAAGTTGTTACAGAGTCGGCGGTAACTCCACTACTTGCTACGCCGTTTGCACTTGATATAGCCATTATGAAATCTCGCTTCCAAATGCAGCAAAGGAAAGTGTAGCAGAGGATCCGTACACCCGTATTCTACTTCCTGCAGCCATTGTAATTCCTAGTGTCAAAGCAATTGTATCATTTGGTGCAATTGTAGCATCATAAGTTACGTAATGTTTTGACGTTGCGCCAGAGCCAACATCTGCCACAGGTTGAACTGCGATTCTATATGAAGCACTACTTGCTGCTTGATTGCAAATAGTTATTGATGAAACCACTGCCTCTACGCTTGTTGAGGTGTAGAGAGTTCCCTCTGTAGTTGCCCCAAGAGTAGCGGTTGCTACTTGGCCTAAAATTTTATACGCTGTTGCCATATGACTCCTTCGAAGAGATTAGCATAGATTAGTCGATACTACTCCTGTGCGTGGGCTAAAGTGTTCCCATGAATTTGGTGCAAAAATCCGTTTCTCAAGGGGGCAAATTAGCGCCTTTAATTTTACCGCATTCCTATACCTTTGGTATGGGCTTAATGAACCCATCTATTTTTGTTGATAATGATGGGGATATTCTTGTAAATATTCGGCACGTAAATTATACGCTCTATCACTCAGAAAAAGATCAGCGCTTCTTTAGTCCTTGGGGACCACTCTCATACCTTCATCCTGAAGGAGACCAAAGATTAGTTACTACTAACTACATAGGACGTCTTGATAAAGATTACAACTTAATTAATTTTACTAAGGTCGACTATTCTCGCTTTGATGTTCCTCCTATCTGGGAGTTTGTTGGCGAAGAAGATTGTCGCATCACTCAATGGGATAGCAACTACTACCTGATCGGGGTACGGCGTGATACCACGCCCAATGGGCAAGGTCGCATGGAGTACTCCAAGATTGAATTAGATAAAATTAATTGGACAGCCACAGAGGTGCAACGAGTTCGTATTCCACCTCCTGTTGATTTTAATTCTTACTGTGAAAAGAATTGGATGCCTATCCTTGATATGCCGTATCATTTTGTTAAGTGGGCTATGCCTACTGAAATTGTTTGGGCTGATCCTGATAAGTCGCAGTCTAAGCAGATACTGACAAAAGAAACTCCACCGATTTCTCCTGATCAACGTGGTGGTACTAACATCGTTGCTTGGGGCGATTATTACATTGCACTTACTCATGAAGTTAGGTTATGGAAAAATTATTTAAATCAAAAAGATTCAACCTATAGACATCGTATGGTTGTGTGGGATAAAGAGTTTAATTTTATTGGAGTTACAAACTCATTTGCATTCTTAGATACTCCTATTGAGTTCTGCGTAGGGGCCGCAGTTATAAAGAAAAATTTAGTATTAAGTTTTGGTATTCAGGATAACTGTGCTTTTGTTCTTGAAGTGCCTAAGAAGGTTGTAAATGAAATGATTACGGAGGCCATGTTTTATGGAAATTAAAGAACTAACTTTAAAACTGGCTGAAAACTCAACCAATGTAGAAAGTAATTTTAATTTAGCAACTGCCTATGAAGAGCAGAAACAGTACGCATCTGCTGCTGGTTTTTATCTACGAGCCGCTGAGCACGGGTATAAGACTCATCCACTTATAACTTACACATCACTATTAAAAATGGTTATAGGTTGGGGAACTCAAGGAGATAGAAATCGCACTGTCTACAATAATTTAATGCAGGCCATTGCTTATTTACCCAATAGACCAGAGGCTTACTTTATTCTTTCTAGAATTAAAGAACGCAACAAGGAGTATCAGGAGTGCTACACCTACGCAGAGTTAGGGCTATTATTTGCAACAAATTCTTTTAATCAACCTCTTCCAGGATATGTAGATTACAACGGAACCTACTGTTTATTATTTGAGAAGGCTGTTGCTAGTTGGTGGATTGGTAGAAGAGATGAGAGCAAAGCGCTATTTCATCATCTACTAGATGAATACAAAATGTCACAAGAGTATGTAAACAGTTGCCTTAATAATTTAAAGTTGTTTAACTAATGTTTCCTAACTGGTTTAAAGATGTAGAAAAGTACTTCAGACATGTACCAAGTGTCCCACTTCGTGCACTGCAGATCGGCACCTACACAGGAGACGCCACGCAGTGGCTGTTTAGTAATCGAGAAATTGAATATCTAGATGATGTTGATACTTGGGAAGGCAGTGAAGAAGCCGCCCATGAATCTTTGGATTTTGTTTCAGTAGAGGCTTACTACGATTCAAGATTCCCAAAGGATGGAAGAATCCTAAAGCATAAGATGACCAGCGATGAGTTCTTTTTAAGAGGCGCTAGTTCATATAACTTCATATACATAGATGGAGACCACACAGCCCTACAGACCGCTATAGATGGCTTGAATGGCTTTAGGCACCTGGAATCAGGTGGGGTGATGGCATTTGATGACTACCTCTGGAATTACGGCGGAGGAGAGTACAGAGAGCCTAAGAGGGGCGTGGATTGCGTTCTTAACCTCTGTAAGGGCGAGTACACAATGATTGAGTCTGGTTATCAGGTATGGATTGAGAAGTGTTAGATAACGCCTGCTTTGAGATCTTTCATACTGATACTGGAAATGAATTAAGAAACAAATCTTACGAGGGCATTTTAAATTCTATGTCTTTTTTGCCACGCCTTGGCTCTGAGACTGTATATTTAAATACAGCAGAGAAGGCAAAGGAGTTTATAGATAAAACACCAAAGTTTAAAATAAACACCGTCACCGATTTTTGTAAGCCAGGAGAGACCTTCCCACCATCCTCTGGAGTTATAGGAGTTTGGGCAAGTACTTACTTGGCATATAAAAAGTTTTTAGAATCCAAATACGATATTTTAATTATTTTTGAAGATGACATAGTAATAAGTAAAAACTTTAAAAATATTGTTAACACTTATATGAATGAACTTATGCCTATCTGGGACTTTTTTTCATTTTTTGTTCCTGATGATTCTTTATTTGCTTACAATCCTTCAGAGCACGATGTGTATCAAGATTATATTTGTCGTTCGTATCAACAATGGTCATGTGCAGGGTACGCCGTAAACAGACGTGGTGCAGAAAAAACAATAAAAGATGTTGAATCTAAGGGAATTAACTGCCCTGTAGATTGGTATGTTTTTAACTTTAGAATGAAAAAAGAAGAAAACCAAATAAAGTTTAATACGTTTACGATAAAACCACAAATATATAAACCTATAAAGTTTTTACAAGAAGCAGCGCAGTATAGCCAAATACATAACGGTAGTACAGAACTACTTTAGTTACATTCCACCTAGCATTAAAACGTCTGTTACTGCCGCAGTTCCCGATGGAGAAGTTCCTGCGGTTCCTTGAGTACCTACAGCACCTTGAGTACCTACAGTTCCTTGGGCTCCTACTGTACCTTGAGTACCAGCACCCGTAGTTCCCTGTGTACCCGTAGTTCCCTGTGTACCCGTTGTTCCTTGTGCACCCGTTGTTCCTTGTGCACCAACGTCACCTGTACGAGCAAATGTAATTAATACATCATCCGAATTTGCAAGAGTTCCATTTCCAGATACATAAGCACAATCAACTGTAAACCAACCAGTGTTGTCTGTTATAGATGATATTGTGTAAAGTTTAAATACACTTGTATCTAATTTTTTAGATACACGGAAGTGACCTTTAATTGTTGAAGTTGAATCATCAATTGTTTGTAAGAATGAAGAGATATCTGTTGAATCATCATTACTTGCATCAATATACATTGCAGTAGCAGATGTTGGAGATGCATTAAAACGAATAACTCCAGTTCCTGGGTCAGAGTTTGTTGTGCTTGTAGAGAAAGTATAATCAAAAGTTGCACCACCAAAACTACCAACAGTTCCTTGGGTACCCTGTGCACCTGCCGTACCTTGGGTTCCCTGAGTTCCTTGGGCTCCTTCAGTTCCTTGGGTACCTACAGCACCTTGAGAACCTAGTGTTCCCTGAGTTCCTTGGGTTCCCTGAGTTCCTTGGGTTCCCTGAGTTCCTTGGGTTCCCTGAGTTCCTTGGGTACCTACAGCACCTTGTGCACCAACAGTTCCTTGAGTTCCTTGAGTACCTTGAGAACCTACTGTTCCCTGTGTTCCATCAGTACCTTGTGAACCTACAGTTCCCTGAGAACCTTGAGTTCCTTGAGCACCTAAAGTTCCTTGTATACCTTGTACACCCTGGACGCCTTGAGTACCTTGGACGCCTTGCACTCCTTGTACGCCCTGCACTCCTTGAAGACCACCGTATGCAAGCGAGGTCCAGGCAGTAGAGCCATTACCAATTTTTAATTTTCCAGTGTCAGTCTCTGTTCCTACTTCACCAGCAGCAAGTGTTGGATTACTAGCAGTCCATTGAGCCGCAGTACCACGACGTAATTTGATTGTTACTGACATTATATTACTCCTCCACCATCATAAGAATTTGTATACACATCGCTTCCTCCTGCTTCATCTCCGCCATCGGCTACACCTGTTACAGTGTCAGAACCACCGACTTCATCTCCACCTTCAACTATTTCAGCAGCAGCATTTGCAAGAATTTCAAGCCACTCAACTCCGTCAAATACATACAAATTACGTTCTTCTGTATTGTAATAAAGGTCACCGTTGTACCTGCCAGTAGGCGCTGTGCCTACGGCAAGTACGTTAATAGGTACGAGGGCTCTTTTGCTCATTTGTTAGGCTTTAACTACTACCCTATATGTTTCACCTGATTGTGGAGCCACTGCAAATCCAATAATTACAGCAGATGTAGTTGTTGCAACCACATCAGTAACTACTTCGTTGTAGGTAGAGTCTTGTACAGTTACTAACACATCTCGTGTTCCAAGACTGTGTGTAATTGTGAAGGTTGTTGCTGTGTATGGATTTACTGGAGTAATAGTTTCTGCATGGGTTCCAAGTTGACCAGAGGTACCTTGAGCACCCTCTGTTCCTTGGGCGCCAGTAGTTCCTTGAGCACCAGCAACACCGACAGCACCAGATAGATTTACTGTCCATGAAGCGTATGTTCCAGTACCAACTTTGCTGGTTTTATTAAATACAAGGGCGCCAGTTCCAGGGTTATAACTTGAAACGGTACCGTATTGAATATTACTTACATCATATGCAACGGTGATGTCTTGACCAACAGAGTAATCAACTGCTAGATCTGCAACCGTAATTGTTTGAGAACCAGAAGTTCCTAATGCAAATGATGTTGTAGAGGTTGTGGAGTACTTATCTCCATCAAGACCAGATGTACCTTGTGCACCAACGGTTCCCTGTGCACCTACTGTGCCTTGAATTCCTTGAGCACCTTCAGTTCCTTGAGAACCTAATGTACCTTGAGAACCAACGGTACCTTGTGCACCAACAGTTCCCTGTGATCCGACAGTACCTTGAGCACCTTCAGTTCCCTGTGCTCCATCAGTACCTTGAGCACCTTGAGCACCAAGAGTTCCTTGGGTGCCTACAGCACCTTGTGCACCAACGGTTCCCTGTGCACCTACTGTGCCTTGGGCTCCATCAGTTCCTTGAGTACCATCAGTTCCTTGGGTACCTTGAGCACCAGTTGTACCTTGGGCTCCAAGTGTTCCTTGAGTTCCTTGGGCTCCAAGAGTTCCTTGAACACCTTGAGTTCCTTGGCTACCAACTGTACCTTGAGTACCATCAGTTCCTTGGGTACCTTGAGCACCAGTTGTACCTTGGGCTCCAAGT